CCCCAGCCCTCCTCGTTAGAGGGGGCCCCGCAGGTCCGTTAGGACCATCGTGCGCTTTGGCAAGCGCTCGATCCGTTGCAATTTCATGCGGTGCGCATTGCTACGCTCACGGTTCTCATATGAGTCGAGCTCCTCAGCTCGGTCATGTCGGTCTTGTGCTGACAGGAACCACCTGAGCACACCCCCCATGTCGTCGACCGTGTAGGTCGGCGACGTGCTTCTCACCACGACATGCTGCTCTTCCCAACGGTGCAAAGTAGAAGACCACTTTGCGTTCCACCGGGTGGGCAGCACAGTCAGAAGTGACAGCGCATTGGAGGGGGCCTCGTTTACATCGTCAGTATGACGGTGTCCTATCCCGAAAGGTTCGAGGTAGGTGTCTGAGACCTTCACTGTTTGCCAGAGACCAGCGCGATAAGCGCGGTTCCTGAACTCAGTGAATCGACGGACGAGATCCGCTTCCCGACGTGATGTTGGGACATCCGCGCGAAGGCGTATCACAGAGACATCTGTCCCTGCGAAATACTCCTTCCCACAGCTCTCTCTGAACCTTCCGGTCCAGAAAGACTTGCGCGTGTTAACCTTTAGGCCGAAAACGGCCAAGAGGTCGACAACGTCGGGCGCCGCGTCGTTGGGGACGATGATATCGTCTCCATAGACGCTCAGGACGCCACGAAGTTTCGTGGCGGTGGCAGTGTAACCGCGCCTTACCAGCACCATCGTCGCAATCGTCGTAAAGACGATCGCTTCGAATGGGAAGGTTAGGGCAGACCCCATCGATGCATACTTGTGGAGGGTGATCTCATCGCCCGCCACACTGACCGTTCTAGAACGGACAGCTAGCATGTAATCGAGAAGATGCGGCCACCTGTTGAAGGTCCGATGGACCATAGACAGGTGAACCCGGTCAGAGGCTTCGCTCAAGTCGAGCGTTGCGAGCGAACCATCGAGCGAACCCGTGAGGGCAAGCTTCTGGTTGCGGCTCTGATCCCGGAAGCCGAGGATATGTCGCAGAGGACTACTATCGATTTCTCGGTAGAAAGCCCTCTTCAGACCCTGCTGTGCATACTGCACAGTAGCAGGTTCCATAGCGATGATCCTCGGCGTCTTTTGCGTCTTCGGGACGGTTGTGACCCTCGCGGGCACTTCCGACCCTATGGGTACCGTCGGTTCACACCAGGTATTGGCAACATGAGTCCCATAGCGCCAACGGGGGAAGACCCCTTCAAGGCGTTCGGGCCAGTAGCCGAAACTCCAGCGATCGGGCATTGCAAGCCTATCCGCTGTTGATCCTGATGTGACACGAGGGACGAGCTCGTAATTCGCGATCGACTTCTCGATCGCGTTGAACACGTCTCCGAACAAAGCAAGGACAGTACGTGAGTACTCGTCCGCCACGTCCGAGGGGAAACCCTTACGGAAATGGTCGCCAAGTTCGCGGTCGGTTTGGACGTAGGTCTTGAGAGCGTCGGCCACACGGGCCGGCGTGCAATCTCTCTCGACCTTTCCCGCCAGAAGGGAAATCTGGCGGATTGCCCAGATCTTGTTTGGATCTGGGTCGTCCAGGATGGTGCCATCTGCTGAGAATATACCCGTGAAGAAACCTCGCAAAAAAGCGGGGAGACTCCCTGCTGACCGGAATTCCGGCAGCAGGCTACGGTGCCATTGCCCGTTGGCAAGGCCTCTTTCGAGGGCCTTTGCCACGGTAGGCATGGTGATAGTGAGGAAACTATCACCCTCAGCATCCCATCTTTGGGTGAGCGTTAGCTCATCCGCAGAGGTATTGACGCCGCAAAGAAGTCCTGCATCTCGCAGGACTGCCAGGTGGAGAGTTACCAGGCTTTTCAAGGTTC